TCAACGAGTTACGGTCGTTTCCGCTCCTTCCTCTTGACCGTTTTCCTCCAACATTTGCCGATTGTTTGCCGATGCCGTATCGAGCACCGACGTCGTCACCCGGCGCGTGCGGGGGACCCAGTGCGAATAAATCCTCAAGGTAATCGACGGATTCGCGTGACCGAGCTGCGCCGAAACATAGGCCAGGTCTGCGCCGGCCGTGAGCATGTGACTCGCCCACGAATGTCTCAAGTCATGCGGGGTCCGCCGCCGGATCTTAGCGACGTCCTGGACCTTGTGCCACACCCGCCGCAGGAAATTCGTGTAGTGGACCGGCGTGCCGTCCTCCGTCGGGAACACCCACTCTTCCATGTCAAAAGGTTTCCCGTCGGCCAACGCCTGCTTTTTCCGTTCGAGAAGTCGGCGCTTCAACTCCGCGGCGAGCTCGGGGCTCATGTCCACCTTCCGCTGTGACGCTTCTGTCTTCGTCGTCTCCACGTGGCGGTGGTGCGGAATGTTCCGCCGCACGATGATGTAATTCTTCGCGAAATCCAGGTCGTGCCACTGAAGCGCCGTCGCCTCGCCGATCCGCATCCCGGTGCGCGCCATGCAGAGGATGAAGACGTAGTGCTCGGGGAACCGCTCCCGGCACGTAGACTCGATCAGGTGCAGCTCCTCCATCGTGAACGGATCGACCTTCTCCTTGATCCTTCGTGCCGACCGGTAGAACTTGCCGAGCTTCATCACGGGATTCCCCGACAGGATGCCCTCGTTTACCGCTTCCTGCAACATCGACCGCAGGACCGCGACCATCAGCCGGACCGTGTCCTTCGAATACTTCCCGGCCTGCTCGATCACCCAGGCCTTCAGGCGCGGGTAGTCAAGCGTGTCGAGGGCGCAGTCTCCGAATGCCGGCACAATGTGCTTGGTGACCAGAAAAGAGTAACTCTGCTTCGTCGATCTCTTGAGGTCCGTTTTATCGAGTTCATCGAGCCACTTGGTCTGATACTCATCAATCGTCGGAATCGTCGGCTCCTCAGTCTTCCGGATTTCGCTCTCGTGGTCCTCTTCGATCACCTTCAGCGCATCGAGCCCGTACAGCTCGAGCGCGGTGTTCAGTTTTCTCGCCAGTTCTGTCGCGCGCTGCTTTGAGCCGACCGCCTTCGTCTTCCTGATGCCCTGATATGTGATCCTCAGGTACCAGCTGCCCGGGTAAATCTGCCTGACTTGCACGCCCATTATCGCCTGCCCCTTGACTTCATGTCCCTCAGGATGCCGAGAAGACAATCGTCGTGTTTGAGTTCGATCCTGCGGCGCTCCATCCACGCCTCGAAGTCGCTCCAGCGGACGAGAATCTTCCCGGACGCGCTTCTTCGATAATGGGGCAGAGCGTCGTTCCTGATGATGTCCCGGATGCTTTTCTCGGACATCGACGCCCGCCGGGCGATGTCCCGCACGGTGATGTAATCGTCGGTTTCCGAGACCGCGCGCGGTTCGTTCGAAATTGCCGTTGCGCCCATCGGTTTCATCCTGGAACTCCGCTCCAATATGTCGTGTTGTGAGGCCAATGCCCACGTTTACGCTCTCTTATGCCTGCGCCTGCTTGTTGAGGATCCGCGCCAGGCTGAGGAGGGAAGGCGATCCGCATCTCGGGCAGCGCTCGCCTTCTGCCTCGCTGATATGCTCGCAGTTGACGCACAGGGAGGCTCGCACGAGACGCACGATGCCGCCGGCTCTGCGAATCTCTTGGATGTTCTTATCCCCGCCTCGTCTTGCCATTTACCTGCACGTCCTCATCAGGCTTTCAATCGCCTGCAACGCCGCTCCGGACCTGACCATTCGCGGCGTGAAATGAAGCACTCGCCAGCCGGCCAGAACGGCCGCATTCCTTTTCTCGGCGTCCCGCTCGAACCCTGCCCCGCGGACGTGGCGGCCCCGGCAGTAGATCCCGCCGTCCACTTCCACCGCGACCATGTACCGCGGCCATGCGAAATCGAACCGCCACCTCCGGCGGGGGTGGAAGCGATATTCCCGCGCAGGCGCCGGCAGGCCCGTGAGCCTGATATGCTGTTCGAGAAGGGCCTCAAGGTCGCTCATTGGTTCTCGGATCAGAATGGAGTGCCCTCACCAGGAATTCCGGAATCGATGGTGGTAGATCCGAAAAAACGGGCGGCGCTCCGCGACAGGTTTGGGTCCGATTTCTTCCCGATCCAGACTACCTTGACGCTGTGCCTGCCGTTGTACTCTTCGTCCTTTGTGCCGAAGGAAACCTCGCGGCCCTCGATGTCCATTCCAAGCTGGTACTCGATGTAGCCGGGATCCTTCAGAAGCTCGGCATCGACGCCGAGGACTTCGAAGTACTTTTTCGAGCGCTCCCGGTTTTTCTGAGTCAGCCAGATGACGAACGAAGTAGAGCCGTCCGCGCATTCGAGCATGACCTGGTAGCCGAGGCTTCCGGTCTGCGACTCGTACAGCTGCGATCCCGGTCCCACGACGCCGTTGTACTTGGTGTCGGCCTTGATGCTCATGCGACCTCCAAAAGTTCAGCCTTGCGGCTGTCCTTGATTGCCTGCAGCTGCGTGAAGAGCTCGTCGCCGAGGCGCGTCTTTTTCCCGTTGGTGAGGCTCCATGCCGTCTGTAGCTGCGCCATCTTCTTGGCCCCGAGGAGCGCGGTCCGGATCTGGTCGTAAAGCTCCTTGCGCTCGCGTTCCGCCTTCTCTTTCTCGGCTTCCTGCGCGGAGATGTCGCGCTCGGCAGCCTCCTCCTGCGTGCCGATGCGGCCCTGCTCGCTCCCGCAGAGATAGTTGACGACGGGAGCGATGGTCTCGTAGGTAGGCCATCGGAACTCTTTGCCGGTTAGGACCCCGGAACGGTCCTTCTCGAAGAAGATCTTGATGATGTATCCGCCCTTTTCGTCCCGTTCGGGGCACATGTGTCCAAGGAGATGAGGCTCGTGCGGAGTTTCGCCCTCGGCCTTGAGTTTGGTGCCGGTGACGCGCATCTCGCCGTCTTCGTCCTGCTCCATGACGACGCCCTCCCGGCCGCAGATAATCACGTGAAAGGAGCCGTCGAGCAGCAGCGACATGAGCTTCTTGTAGGGCTTTTTGATCAGCTGCCAGGCCTGGATGGGGATTCCGCCATTCGGAAGCAACTTACCGTTGTAGGCGGCGCGTGCCGCTTCCCAGGTGTGGGTAATGCTGTCGATGATGAGAACGCCGTAGATCTTCGGATTAAGTTCTTCGATGGCTTCCAGGGTTTCCATCAGGCTGCGCGTTATCAGACGATCGAAGTCGAAGGCCTTGGGATGGACTGTCCTTTCGGGAATGTCGAGGACGTAAAAATCCGATCCTCTCTCCGTGTCGATCAGCGCGACGCGCTTTCCATCTCGTGCAGCCAGGCCTTCGGCCCACATAAGAGATGTCAGCGTCTTACCGCTTCCCGGCTTGCCGTACACCACGCCCTTGAAAAATGCCTGCTCGCTCTTCGCCTTCACGAATTTCCCCATGATTGTCTCCGAATAAAGTCTCCTGGCTGTTTAGGCCGCGCTGTTTTCGAATGCGAAAGAGATCTGCTTTCCGAAGCGGCGCTCAGCGCGTTCCTTGTAACCTTTGGCCATGTCGAGGTGGTGGAGCCCTGCCTGACGGTGGTAGCCGCACACCTGGACATAATCGGAGATTTCAAAAAGTGATTCCTGTTTATAGACGCGGGTTTCGACGCCGGTCTTGGCATCCAGCACTTTGACGTTCGCCCAGACAGGCCAATCTGTCTCATCTTTCGCCCGCCGGATCATCTGCCGGATAAACTGCTTCTTGGCGTGCGCTTCCACCTTCGAATAGAAAGCCTCATCCCAGAAATTGGCTTCATCCAGAGCGTCCATAAATTCATCAATGGTTGCCCACCGATTCATGCCGTCCAGACAGCCGACAAAACGCTGCAGATTCGTTTCTTCGTTCCGCTCTTTAGACTTCATTGTCGCTCCTTTCCAGATAGGACGCCCATCGCTGCAATACCGCGATGACCATCCGGATTTCTTCCATGTACTGCGCCCGGGCTTTCCCAGACCATGAGGTCACGAGTTTTTCGATGCCGCCGGCGTCCCGGGTTGAATTCATGAATTTGTAGAGATCGTGAAGAGCCATAGTCCATCGCCATTCCGGGTTGTGCCGGGAGACCTCCGCCGGAATGGGGCCTGCATCCTCCGCCTTCATGCGGCCGAGCTGCTTTGACACCCGATCCACCTTCCCGGTGCGGTCCATCTCTTCAACGAGAGGCTGATAGCGTTCGGGATTCTGCTTTGCTGCTTCGGTGACGGCTTTGATTTTGGCGAGTGTGTGACGGGAGAGGCCGACGGCTGAAGCTATCTTGTCCGAAGCGCGGCCGCCGCAGGACGGTGTGGATAAATTATCCACAGCAGATTTCATTGGACTTACGGCGTCTTTACGGAAGCCCGCTTTTCCCCTCCGCTCTCTTGCGGCTTCCCGCTCCAGGGGCTCCAGTCGCTCTGCCAGTTCGAGGGCTTCGGATGGATTGAGCTGTTTGCGCTCAGTGTTTTCATCGCGCTCGGCCTGGAGGATCTTGAGGGCGTCATCGAGGGAGTCGATCACCCGGTGGGGGATCTCGTCGCGCCCAAGCAGTTTGAAAGCCTGAATGCGTCTGAAACCGGCGATGAGACTTCCATCTGGGCTGACTGCGATCGGATGGATGAGTCCGGTCGTTTCGATGCTGCGGGCCAGGGATCCGATGTCCCCTGGGTCCTTGCGCGACCGCCTGCCGATCCTGATGTCCGCGATTTTCATGCAGCCTTGCCTTTTTCTGATTTCCAGCACTCGATCAGCCTGCTGTCCAACTCCTCGAGCTGGCGGGTCCCCATCGCGTCATAGATCCATTCGCCAGAAGACCGTTCTCCCCAGCAGCAGACGGTTGCCGATTCATGAATTGCCACCGGCTTGCTCTTTACGGCCTTTATCCGATACTTGAACTCGACCCGAATCGAACGCCGGATGCCTGCGATCTCGATGCCGATCCTGGTTTCGTAGGTCATGCCCTTTTCTCCGAGCGATTCGCTTGGATTTCCGCCGAACATCGCTGCACGCCTTATTTCGAGCTGATTGTCTTCAAATAGGAGAATTCACAGAAGGGTGTGAATTGAAAAAAATCGCGCACCGTAAGTGCTTGGGGGACAATGAGCTGAGGAAACAGGGGGGTGTGAAAAATTCACACCCCCCTATTCGAAAGGAAAAAAACGATGGTTCGAAAGTTAAGTGAGGTCGCTGCCCTTAGCTTTTGCGGGCTGTGGAGGGCGCTGCTTGTGCCTGCTCAGCCGTCTTCCGGAAGAGCGCCGCGATGCTTTGTACGCGGATCTGCTTTTCATCCGGGCGGAGGCGCAGTCCGTAGAGCTTCTCCCCGTTCGGATCCTTATGATGGTTGGTGAAGAGGCCTTTGAGATTCTTCTCCTTTTCGATCTGGCGGACGAACTCGCCCCACATCTTCTTGATCCGGTGGGCCGGATTGTCTTCATCCTTCCCCGAGAATTGGAGGTGGCCACCATCGCTCCACTTGACTAACTCTCGCGCGGCTTCCTCTTCCGTTACGACAGTCAGGTGCTCTCCATCCACGTGATAGGAGCGGGTGGACCCGAAAAGCAGATAGATAAAGAAGAGCTCTCGTGAGCCGATCTTCTTGTTCACTCCGTCGAACCGGCCGCTCCCCACTATTCGCGCGAGCAATCCCTGGTTGGTTTCGCCGTCGCGGATTTCATCAAGAGCCAATAACGCTGCCGGCGGCGGATTGTCATGCGTTGCCGGCTTCTTGTACGGTTCGGGCAAGGCCAAGATCAGAAGACTCGAGCTGGGAAGGCTGCCGTCGCTGATGTCTTGGGCGTGCTCGCGGTATCCTGCAGTTATTACGTCGCACACTTCTGCCGCATGGCGCTTATAGAGATCCAGGATTCTGGAGGCTGCATCATCCACGCTCCTGCCGCGGATGTGCCTGGTTACCCGGTGAACCTCGCCGAACTCCGAGAAGAAGGCGTTGTCGGACATGTCCTTGACCCGCTTCGCGGTTCGAACGTATGACTCCAACATCGTTCGGGATTCGCCGGGTTCGCGCGCTCCCTTTAGCAGATCGACGGCGTACATCTCCTCAGGATCCTCTTGGTCCGGGCATCCGGCCGACAGCGTGGCGAAGCGCCGGTCGATGCACTGCGAGCAAGTGCCGCAGTGTGTCTTCAGTTTCGTTGTCTCCCAGACATGGGTGCAGCTGACAGAGTGCTTGATAAGGCCGTTAAAGCCCGCTTCGCGGATGGACCGCACCACCTCCGCTTTGGTCATCCACATAAAAGGGTTCTCGACGATGAACGGCTTCCGGAAAAGGGCCGTGAAGATGTCGGAGAAACCATTAAGAACCTGGGGGTGCGTAGTCCTTGTCGCGCGACCGCCCACCACCTGGGATGAAATCGGGAGGTTAATGCTTATGACCCCGTTTTCATAGAAGCGGACTCCTGAGAGGCCAAAGATTCGCGCTACCACGGCTGCCAGCGAGGCATAAAGAAATGATCGTGTCCGCTGCGTATATTCCCTGCCCAGATTCTTATCCTTATTAACCCAGACCGGCACGTGGAGATGCTCTTTCGGAGAGCGCTCCCTGAGATCCTCCACGAGTCCCCTTAGCCGCTTGTCAATCTTCGGTGAGGACCGGTGGCTGACCAATGCGACCGCCTTTCCGGCAACAGCCTCCTGTATCGCGCCTGACAATGAGTCGAGGCCTCCAGAAAAGAGGATGACTTCCTCTGGCGCAAATCCGGTATTTTCTCCAGTGGTGAAATCGAGATACTGCTCTACAGGGTGTGGCTCGGAAAGCCTCTCGAAAGTGAATTCATATTCGTCGTCTGAGAGAAATGCCAATGTGTCGCGCAGGGGTGTGAGAACGTCCTCCGATGACCATATCCCGGGTTCACGGACCGGGATGTGGAATTGGAAATGGCGCCTCCACCTCGCGCCACAACTCTTCCAGGTATCCCCGCCCCGGGTGGTTGCCTGATCGGCGCAGTAGATGTACGCGGCTATTTCCAGAAGATCGATGAACACAGGATTAAGGTTGGCCACCATCTTCCGGCTGATGTCGGCGATTGTGAGATTGACGTTTGGATCCCTGCCCCATAGCTGCAGCGGGACTATGGCCTTCTTCGCAACCTTGGCCGGAGCGGGCAGCCCTCCGCAAAGGATGACACGCTCATTGCTCATGCGGCGTGCCTCCCTTCGCGAGCTCAGCCCGCAGCTTTTTCAGGGCGACATGGACGAATCCGGCTGCCTTCTCCGGAGTGATCCCTCCCTCGAAATTGGCCTTGGAGAACCAGCCTCCGGAGAATTCCTCGACGATGCGCGAGGCCTGGCGGCAGTGGAGGTCCAGCGCTTCGTTGAACTCTGCGTGTTCGTCGATGTTGGAGAAACGGCTGCCGCCCCCGCCATCGACGTAATTCGAAAGTTCCCGGCTGAGAAAATAGGTCAGGTACTTTTTCGAGAGGCGTGTGAAGAATTCCCGGGCGAGTGTGCCGAACTGCTTCGTTGTCGAGAAGCTTCCGAATGCCTGCTGGACGTCTGCCGCGGTGGCGCCGAAGAGGCTGGCAGTCTTGACATTACCGAGGCGCGTGAGGGTCTCGGCGGCTGCCATCTCTGCCATCTCGCCGAGGTCGGTGCGTCCGCCGCCGCGGCGCAGGTGGGCATCCACCGCGCCAGTGAAGGCTCCGGCAACCTCCAGGAGGCTTGGGGCGTTTGATACCTCGAGTCCGAGCTGCCGGAGGCCGTCCGCGAAATGTTCGCTCCGCGCGGCCAGCGGAATCTGGGTGAGAAGCCAGACTGTGTGGATGAGGCCCGGATCTTTTGCAGCTTTGACCAGTCCTCCTTGGGAAGCCTCCATTGCAGAGGCCGCAACTTCCGGGGCGTCCGCGCCTCCGCCTATCAGGCCAAGGACCTGATTCCACTTTCGTGTTCTGGGCAGTCTTCCTAACCTGATGTGCCCCATCCCATCCTCATTCCGACAAATCACGAAGGCGGCGCGCAGCCAGCCAGACCTTGCCTCCTCTTTTCCAGGTGAAGTCTTCCTACTTGCGCGGGGATTGCTTCGAGCAGTTGAACCGCGTAATGCCGCTTCAACCTCAAAGAGATAAAGCAGATACATCACGGGCAACAATCTTGTCAAGCAGATCCTTCTTCACCTCAGGAATTTCGCATGACGGAGTGTTGGAGACCGTCATGCACAAGACTGGCGAGTCTGCGGCAGTGAATGGTGGCGGGACTGATATTCGCAAGGAGCCATTTTCGTCGGAATCCGGAGAACAATGGCTGGAATGATGCTCAGAAGGGGCCGTGCGGATACTCCACTCGACCTCTACGGGTCGAGAGGTTTATACTGCCTCCGCTGTGACAGATAAGTATGACAAACAGACACGTTCCCGGATGATGGCCGCGGTCCGCTCACGCGGCAACCGGGACACCGAGGCAAAGCTGGCTATGATCCTCAGAGAGGCCGGTATCACAGGGTGGCGGCGCCACGTATCCACACTGCCTGGTCGTCCTGATTTTTCGTTCCGGCGCGAGCGCATCGCGCTTTTCATCGATGGCTGTTTCTGGCACGGATGCCCGAAACACTGCCGGATGCCGAAGAGCCGGCTTGATTATTGGCAGCTCAAGATCGCCCGCAACAGGGCGCGCGATCTTGAGGTCAAAAGGCTGCTGCACCAAAAAGGCTGGCAGGTCTACCGCATTTGGGAGCACTCCCTCGACACGCCTCGTTTGGTCGTCTCACGACTCCACATTCTCTTATCAAATTCCTTACAGGTGCGCTCGGATGCCAAAAGCTGATTTGACCATGCGCGAATTCGAGGGAGTGCTGCACCGCCTCTGTGAAATGCTCACGGATGAATGCCGGTCGCGTCGCGAGTACAGGAAGTCGGCCGAGTTCGAGAACAGAGTGAGGCAGGTAACGCAGGACCTGGTCGCCGAATATAAACTCGCCGTTGACTTCGAGCCGCATCCTTACGCATTCCCAGATATCGTCCTCGGCAAGTTCGGAATCGAGGTGAAGTTCACCGAGAACGACACGTGGAGGAGCGTGGCGAACAGCGTTTTAGAGAGCATGCGCAAGACTGAGGTGGAGCACATCTACGTGGTCTTCGGCAAGATGGGTGGAGACCCGGAGGTGGCTTGGGGGCGTTACGAGGAATGCGTGATGCATGTCAGAACATCACACGTGCCGCGGTTTGAGGTCGAGATCCCGCGCGAGGGCGCCGATCCGAAGGAGTCGCTGTTCAAGAAATTCGGCATCTCGTACAAGGACTTCTGTCAGTTGTCGATTCACCAGCGGATGGAGCACATTCGCAAGTATGCGCGAAGCCGCCTGAAAAAGGGCGAGCGTCTCTGGTGGCTTGAGGACCGGCCGGACCAGGGCCACTCACTTCCGATCCAGGCTCGGTTATATATGGGCTTGGACCAAGAGGAAAAGCGCAGGCTACGAGCGGAGGCTGCGCTGTTGTGTCCGCAGATCGTCAAGACCTCCCGTTCCAAACACAAGTACGACGATGTCGCGATGTATCTGATCACCTACCGTGGCGTTCTCGTGAGCCAGGCCCGCGACCTCTTCTCTGCCGGGAGCGTAGCCCTCCGCGGGAGCTCGAAGCGCGGCGGCAACTATGTAATGCGCGCGCTGCTTGATATTGAGGACGAGATGCGGAAGGCGGCCGCGACCCTTGACTCCGCTCTGTTCGTGGAATATTGGGGCGCGGATGTCCCCCCTGGCCAACGCATAAAGGAGTGGCTCAGACGCGCGGATGATTTCGCCACGACCTGGAAACCATCCGAAGTGCTGTTTAGATGATGACGCGTCACTCAAGGCAGGCCAGAACCGCCTTTGCCATGTGCCATGCCAAGACCGGAGGGACCGCGTTCCCCACCTGCCGCTCGGTCTCCCTCAGCTTCGCATGGAAGATGAACGAGTCAGGGAAGGACTGAATCCGCGCTGCCTCGCGCATCGAGATGCGACGCGGAAGGCTGTAGTGGTACTGGATGTTGCCGTGGCACTCGGCTCTGATTGTGTACGCGGGCCTTCCCGGGATCAGCCGTCGATTGCCCTGTTCGGGGCTCTTATTCGCCCGGCTCCAGATGTGGTTGATCTCCGGCGACTCCTCAATGCTTTCCAGGTCTGCCAAAGCCTCCTTGGCCGTCATCCACGTAGCTGCGTTGCGCTCAGCGGGAGGAGGCTCGAACGGCTTCACGCCGGCCGCGGTGCCTACGAAGAAGATCCGTTCCCGAGTCTGCGGAACTCCATAATCGGCAGCTCTGTAAATCTTCGGTTTCTGCACCTCGTAACCCAATGCCTTGAAGTCATCCAGTACTTGCTTCGCCCAGCCTTGGTTCTCGCCCATCAGCAATCCCTTCACATTCTCCGCGACGAACACCTTCGGCTTCACCTTCTCGATAGCCTTGACCATCGCCTTGTAGAGACTGGTTCGGGAGCCGTTGAGGCCACGCCGTTTGCCGTTGACCGAGACATCCTGGCACGGAAAACCTCCGACTAGGACATCAGCTTTTTCGGGCAACGAGTCCAAAACATCCCATACGCTTCCGTCCTTGATATCGTGGCCGAGATTTTCCTTGTATGTCTTGCAGGCGGCCTGATTGTTGTCATTAGCCCAGACGATTCTGAAAGGCAAGGGTGCGTAGGTCCGGCCGAAAACCTCAAACCCTCCAATGAAGCCGAGGTCCATACCGCCGCAGCCAGAAAACATGGACACCAGCGTGTAGGCGGTCTCGGCCTTCCGCGGCTCAAGCGTCATATCGTTCCTCGGCTTGGGCCAAGGCAAATATGGGCTCTGCGTTTCTGATACCCTCGCATCTCTGAACCGGGATGGTCGCATTGTCTCCGCGCAGAACGCCTCGGCGGATTTCCTAAACCAGTCCTTTAGGGTACTGCCCTTCAGCGAGAGCGCAGCATAGAGCTGGCGCTTTAAATCCAGCTCGACGTCGATCACAATCCGTCCTGAGTCTCCGTGTGCCATGTGATTAGAGTAACGTAAGTGACGTAAAGCGCGCAACAAAAAAGTGACCCCAAAATGAGCTTATTCAGAGCGAGAATTTCGCGATCCATTGGCCCTTGCTTGTGCCGCAAATGGCGCCTCAGTTGTGCCGCGGAGGCAGTATCGGCCGGCGAGGTATGGAACGCTCGAAAACCGGGATTTCGCTCATGCGGCGCCCGAAAGGGCGCTAACAAACTGCGCTAGGATGGCCGTGGCGAAGCGATCAGAGCCCAGCCTCAGCAGTAGTATCCCCGAAAAAGGCCGCATGAGCGGCTGTTCCTGAGAGTTGTGCAGCAAAGGCAGTGCAGATGATTGTCAAGCAGGCCGAGAGATGCCTCTGGAGCATTTTGATACGTGGGACGAAAGTGAAGAGGAAATGGCGATGATTTGTCTTCATCCGACTTATGTCGCGTGTTTGGCCCTTTTTAAGAGGATCAAGTAACCGCCAACGATCGGATGGTCGCGGACTTTGAGGCATACCAGTGTTCCGTCAGGTTCGCAGATCAGGACCGGCCCCCAACCTTCGGTGTCGGTTTTTGTAGTCTCATCATTCGCGGTACTCCAGCATAGTTCAAATCCTTGCGTTCGCAAATCCTTGGCGATGCCGGTCTTTTCAATGTACGGGGTGCAGACCCACTTATCGGCAACCTGGCTTGCCTTTGCCTTTTCACGTGGGTCGATAGGCTCGATGTCAGCATGGACACCATGCATTATGATGCGAACATTCAATTGGAGGAGGCCGTGTCTTTGTTGACCAAGGCGGCGAGCGGGATCGCTTATGTAACTGTGTATGTGATCGTATCCCAAGAGAACTCTATGGCCAGTCCTGATATTCTGGATCCACACGCCTTCGTCTTCCACCTGGTCAACACGCCAATCATCGTCGATCTGGGGTAGTCCGCATACACCATCATGGCGAACAGCCATGGGACGGAGTCTCACAAACTGCCCGACGCATTTCGCAAGCTTTGCCTTGTTCATGGTGCAGGCGAGGATAGCACACCAAGGTGGAATGAGTGTCACAATGTGGCGGCATTTTCCGCATCTGTTCCCCTCCCTGGGCTTATGCTGTCTTGGATGCGCCAAAGTTTTTTTGCCACAGGTTCGTGGCTTTAAGGGCGCGTAGGACACCCTCAGCGGCCTGGTCGAGGCCTGCCACAAATTCGGCTTCGTCCATGATGTCTTTCCCGAGGGCCAGCTCGCCAATGCCGATCGCGTTTTTCAGGAAATCCATGATAGCCGCCTTCTTGGTCTCTCCGGTTCCGGGGCCGAAAACAGCCTGCAGCCCGAACATCTGAAAAACGGCGTCCCTCAGGGCGCCGCCGATGCGTTTCAATAGATTCGTCATTTTGTCACCTCAGAAAAATGCCCGCGCGAGGGCGGACAGGATTTGACTCAATAGAATTGCCTTCCTGTAGCGGGAACTGGTCGCGGCGATGCGTTCGAGATCGGCGGCGATCAGAGGCAGCTGCTTGGATGCATCCTCGAGGTTGCCCGCGATGCCGTCGGCATGTGACGCGATCGCATTTGTTTCGGCCAGGATCGATTTCAGTGCGGGATCCGCGAGGATCGTGTGGATATCGTTGCCGGCCTGGAAAATCTGATCTGAAGCAGCGTCGACCGAGTTCCGCGCGGACGCGACGGCATCCGTCGTTCCGGCAAGCAGCCGCTTCGATTCGGGTAGGAGATCGCCGTTTACGGATCGGTCTGTCGACTGAATTGCCTGGTTGAGGGAAACCGCAGCATTGGAGAGGTTGTATAGAACCTCCATCGCCCGGGGAATCACCTCACGATTGATTAGCCTGCCGGTGCCGTTGAAGACGGCAAGAGCCTGGATTCCGGCATCGAGCGCTTTTTGGTTGCGGGGATCCATCAGCTGCTTTGTCTGGTGCTGCGTGTATTCTGAAATGGCGGTTGCGGCTTTTCTCAGCTCTGTTGCCGCACCGCCAGCTTCCGTCACAGTCATGGAGGCCGCTTTCGAGAGTTTTGCGATGTCTCGGAGCGCCAGGCCGGCTTCAACAAGCGCAAAGATCGCGGCCAGCAGGCAGAGGGACTTCAGGATGGGAATGATGTTTTTCATTTCCGCGGGTTGTTTCCATTCCTGTTGCTGCCGTTGCGCCGCTTGAGCACTTCGCCCGTGATCAGGGCGATGAGGGCGCCCTGGAAGGTGATGACGACATCGAATAGCTTTTCGTATCGTGTGAAGCACCAGACGCCGAGGAACGCAAGCATCAGAAGAGCCAGCAGGATTTTGTCGTTGCGCAGCCAGTGCCAGTCCATGTCTCAAACCTCCAGTCTCAGATACAGATCCGCGAAACGCAGTACCGCGACTGAGTAGTCGCCGTGCGCCGTATGGCTATCGATATCCAGGCCCTTCTCGATGGCCTTGAGCACACGGCCTTCGCCGGCGTTGTAGGCGGCAATCGCAGCCCTTTCGAGGTCAGCGACTGTGAGCGGGGAGCTGAGCGTCCTCGCCGCGAGGAAGGCGCGCTTCCGGGCAAGCACCCAGGCGCCCATTTCTATGTTTTTCGCGGGATCCTTCCAGTCCGGGCCGGCGCAGAACTCGGGGAAAGAGCGGTCGTCGACCTGGCATAAGCCGTGGCCGTGATACCGGCCTTGCTTGTCGCGGTCTCCGCGGCCTTCGGGCCCGGGGCGGTCAAGCAGGGGCGATAAGCCGCCCCGGGTTTCACGCATGACTATCCCGGCGAGGACCTCGGGCCGGTGGCGGTGCTTCGCGGCGGATTCGGCGATCATCCCGCCATAGGTGTCCCTGATGAACCTCAGGGCTTCAGATTCAGTCGTGGAACTTCCCCGTCAGGGCGTCGATGCGCTCCTCGAGCCTGTCGATCTTGCGTTCGATCCGCTCCAGCCGCTCCTTCTCGTCGAACTGCCGGCGCTCCTCGAGGATGCAGACAGCATGCGGCTGGGTGCTCGAGATGTGACCATCGCGCCATTCCTCAAGGGCGTCGACCCTGGACTTGAGATCCCGGGTCAGGTTTTTTACGCGGTCCAGGAGGACCACGCCGGTCACGACCAGGATCGCAAGTTCGACCAGCGCCTCAGCGGCGCTTTCGAGTATCAGTTTTCCCATATCTCCCACTTCAGTCGCTCCGCCTCAGCCGATACCTTTAATGGTCCGCCGCAGCAGGGTGCTCACGGTCCTCGTCATCCGAAGGTCCGCAAGGTAGCGGAGCATGATCGGCATGAAGATGCCGTTGCGCGATCCTTCGGGCGAGTAGTTGACCGGCCGCGGCAGCATCACCGTCTGCTCGCTCGCTGTCGCCAGGAAGTGGGTCAGCGCGGTGCTGAACTTTTTTATCAGGACCGCGTCGTGGATCGTGTCCGGGGGCACCGGCGGCGGCCCCGGATTCTGCGCCCCCATGTCGTGGCCGTAATGAGGGGAGGGGACTGTATCGTCCCAGCCGCGCACGAGTTGGCTGTAGTTCGTCGCAGAGCGGCTGCCGTAATGCGCCTTTTCCTGTTCGACCATGATCATGATCACGCCGCCACCGGGGGGCGAGACGTTCCCCGGCGGGGGGCCGTTCAGGCCGTCGTACACGGTGACGCTCGTGGCGCTGGCCGTGATGTCGCAGTTCGCCTTGCTGGCTGCTCCGATCTGCGTGACCTCGTGCCACTGCGTCTCCTCGTTGATTTGCATGACGCATTCCGGCGCCGGGAAGTCCTCCGGCGGCTTGCTCGCGCCCCAGTGCTCGGGCTCGGTGTCGAACGTACGCACGCGCAGATTCCAGAGATCAATGCTGTGTTCGAGCTTGTTCAGGGAGGCGAACTCGGTCATGAATCCGTCTCTTGCGATCGCCGCAAACTCGGCCATCATGTTCGACCCGCTCACGGCATTGCCGGGCTGCGCCATCGCCTCGCCGTGATGCGTGCCCGAGAGCTTCTTGATCTGCATTCTCACGGCTAGGCGATCCTCATGCAGAGCCGCTGGCCGCCGGCTGAGGCCTGCCCCGTCACCATGAAGGTGCCCGACACGCCGGAGTCGACCGGCACCACGACCCGGGAAAAATGCGGTAGGTTGGCGTCACAGATGAGCGTCTGATAGCGCCTGCCGGCGATCTTGTAGTTTGTGGCCTCGCCCGTCCCCAGCGCGAAGTAGGCCGCCTCCCGGTACATCCGGGCGCCGTTCATGGTCAGGACGGCAGCTTGAGCGTAAGACTGGGGGCAGAAGGTCTGCACACGCACAGTGCTGACAGCCCCGGCGGCGTTGTTGTCCCACATGACGGCATATGCGACGGTGGCGTAGCTGTCCGCTACATCCGCAACCGTTCTCGTGCCGTGGCCGTAAACGTTATGGGTGTGCGAGTTCTGCGCGTCCGGGCAGCAATCGAGCAGCCCCGCGGTCAGGAACTCCGGGGCCGTCGACCCGCATTCGACGCCGATCTCGATGTGGTTCTCGCCGAACCAGAGGTGGATCACCCACAGGTTGGCCGACGGCAGGTTGATGCGGCGCGTGCAGATCGTGTTGCCGAGGTAGTCTCGTACCCGCCACTCGAGCTTTTGCTGAGTGACCCTGGTCAGGAGCACGTCGAAGAAGCGCCCGACCGCATCCACCGGCGACTTGTAGAGGCCGACACTCGGATTCGTCCATGCCGGGGATGCGTGGTTCATCACCTGGTCGCCGATGTCGTCGATGATCGCCTGGACGTCGCTTACGCCCTGCCGTTCGAAGTAGGCGAAGCTCGACGAAAGGAAGGCCGGAGCCGCCATCTATCCTTTCCTCCACGCCGTTCTCAGCCCGGAAGTCGTGAGACCCCCGTCCACCTTGAAAACCCCGGTGACTGCACCGCCGAGAGGCACCGTGATCTCGGCGCCGGCGGGAAACTGCGACTGGTCCACAACCACGCACTGAGCAGCGCGCCCCATCCACGTGTAATTCGAGTAGTCCACGAACTCCAGGGGGAAGAACTGCCACGTTCCTGCAATTGTCTGGCTTCGGGTGCGCGCGGTGGTCAGCCTGCCTCGCACTATCGAGTTCGTTGAAGACGCGTAGTATGTCGTCCCGCCATTGAGCCTCAGGAAGACGTTGCCCCAATAGCGGTCCGCCTGCAGCGTGCCCGCATCGTTCCTGGGACCCTTATGCGCCCAGATGACCGCGTAGGGGATGGAATCGCTTCCCTCAGGCGACTGCTCGGCCATGCCGCAGTGCATGGTTTCTTGCGTCGCCCGCAGCGCATTCACGCACACGTGCATCGGGCCGGTGAAATAGTCGATCGCCGTGCCCCCCGCATCGATATCCTGCTTGGTCGAGGTCTGGTTATTTACCAGGATTCCGTACTGGTCCCTGACGATCCAGGAGAGCCTCGTGGCGGACGTACGAGTGAGATTGACCGTGAAAAAGGCCCCGTCAGCCCGAGCCGGCGACCTGAACTCCGTCGGTGACAACCCGATGCCGCCCACCGTGCAGGGCCAGCCGCCATTGGTCACCAGTTCCGCGTACAGGGTGTCGATGATCGTCTGGACATCGGTCACCCCGGGGGTGTTCAGGTAGCGGTAGGGGGTGTTGTAACAGGGCAGAACGCTCATCTATCCCATCCTCGCGCAAACCGCCCAGTAGGAGTCCGGCCGCGGCGCGCCGCCGATTACGCGAAAGACTCCAAGCTTTCCGGTATCGATCGGCACGTACTGCTTGCTGCCCTCCTTGCACATCACCGCCGGGCACCACAGCTGCTGGTAGGCGATTCCAGCGTGGTGGTAGTAGCCGTACATCCCGGATGCGCCGATCTGCTGCGTCCAGTACTCCCTGGTGCGGTAGACGCGCCCGCCGCTCAGCGTCCGGTACCCGAACCCGACGCCGCTGCCGACCACGCCATAGAGCGCCACGCAGTTGGTGTGCGCGGCCGCGCTCGTGCCCGCCTTGATGAAGGCGCTGTCGGCGTTGTCGGTGTTGTCGTTGAAGTCCGAGGTGTCGTAAGGGCCGGTCCCGTATACGTAAAGGCTGTGGCTGTCCTGGGGATTCGGGCTCAGGTCCAGGATGCCGGCGCTGAAACCCTGGCTGACGGCTCCTCCCATGTAGACATCGATGAGCAGGTAGTACGGGCCGCTGTAGATCCGCACCGTCCACGTGTAGGTCGAGGACAGGACGATCCGGCGGGTCATGATCGTTTCCGCGCCTTGGTTTCGCAGCCTCATCTCGAGCTTCTGCTGCGTGACCCTGGTCAAAAGAACGTCCATGAAACGGTTCCAGGCGTCGACCGGGGATTGGTAGAGCCCCGCGCCCGGATTCGTCCAGGGCGACCATGCAACGTCCCCCAGGCCGGAGCTTGCCAGCACTTCGTCCTCGACGTCGTCGATGATCTGCTGGACGTCCGTCACGCCCGTCCGCTCGAAATAGCGGAAGGCCGTGTTCAGGTAGGAAGGCACCGCCATCACGCGATCCTTATGTAGACTTTCTGTTCGTAATGGATGAAAGAGCCGAGCCCGAGCACTCCCCAGCCCAGGACGCGGAAGGTGCCCAGGATTTCCGAGTCAAGGGGCACCGTCCACTCGCTCTGGTCCGGCTGGATGCCGTCGGATATCAGCGTATTGAACCTGCGCCCCAGGAGGTAAACCCCGGCGGCCATTTCCATCGAGATGAACATCAGGGTGCCGCACATCGAGAAGCGGTCGATGTAGTAGTTAACCGCCTTCGAACGAAGGTTGAGGATGCCGTAGCTGTCGGTTGCGTATGCGGTCGCCCCGACGTTCAGGTACCAGGTGTACCACCAGCCGTTGTAAGTCAGCGCGTACGAGCCCGAGGCGTGCCGGGGGCCGCGCGACGCCCAGTAGCACGGGCGGGGAACGGCCAGCGGCTCCGGCTCGCGGCAGGCAATGCCGGCGCCCCAGCATTCCGGGACCCCGGCCGTCGCCCCCGCGGAGTCGATGATCACGTAAAAGGGACTCGTGTAGATGTAGACATCGGTAGTGCCGGACACCTTGATGTCCTGTCGCGTGTCGGTGTCGTTATTGACCTGGAGGCCCTGGTGGTCCTTGACGACATAGCTGATGCGCGTCACCGAGATTGCCGCCACGGTAATCGTGAAGAACGCCCCGTCGGCACGCGCCGGCGACTTGAACGTGCCGGCGACCGGCTCCGTCCAGGGATCGTCCAAAGCCAGGAGCTCGCTGCGGAGGTTTGTGACGATGTCCGCAACGTCCGTGATCGTGATCTTCAGCGACCGGAAAGGCGCGTTGAGGAAGGTCGGAACGGCCATCAGTAGCCCCTCACGAAGGCGACCACGTCCGTCTCCTCGTAATCCGCGTTGTGCATGAGCCCGAAGTAGTCGCGCCCGTCCGGCTCTCCGGAGAGCGCTACGTCGTCAATGTCGATGCCGGTGTTGTAGATGTCGTCGAGCGTCAGCCTGTGGCCGCCGACGCTGTCCTGCTGAACGATGAGGATGATCGGCTTACAGTGTTTCGCGTTCACCAGGGGATCGAGAATCGCGTCGGCCGTGAGCAGCAAATAGAAGATGCTGCCCAGGTTGCAGTCGATCACGATGTGCGAGCTCCACTTGATGATGATCACACCCGGGTCGGTAGGGTCGCCCGGGTCCTTCGGGCAGGGCGAGTAGGTGTCGTCGTCAGAAAAGCAGAGAGCGTTTCCGAACCACACCCGCCCCTGGAGATCCTCGAAGCTCACTGCCGGGTCGTACAGGATGTCGCCGCTTTCGAACGTCTGCGTATCCTTATCGCCGCCGTTTTTCCAGTACTCGCCGCCGAAGCAGCCCATCCCGGGCTGGTCTCCCTGGTAGCCTTCGCCGTTCCAGGTCCAGTGGGGCTTCACGATCATGATGCGCACGTCCTGGTACAGGCCGTTTTCGTCGGGATCGCCCACGGCCGGCTCGACGCCGCAGCCGCGAAGGACATTTCCATCCACCTGCGAGGCCGCAAGCCCGTTCCAGATGACCCAGTCGTGGTGGAACTGGCCGCAGCGCACATCCATGAGGAGCAGGCCGCCGTTGGCGATCGCGTCCGCCCCATAGTCCGAGGGGCCTCCGGCGCCGATCGTGATGGTGAAGTTGACTGGGTCGAATATGTGGGCCTGGGCGCTGCCGTCGTACCAGACCTCCGAGCTTCCGAGAACGCCCGAATCGTCGGCAATACCGTGCCACTGGCCGACTGATGAATCCTTGATTTGGAAGGCCGCAAAGAGGATCTTGTGGCCGTTGACCTTCGGGCGAGAGGCAACGACGCGGCAGGAGTTCGGCGAGGAGCCTTTGATCACCTCCACCGCCCAATCCTCCGGCGGCCCTATGTCCGCGGCATCCGGATCTTCCGTGTCGAGGTAATCGAGTACAACTTCGGGCGTATCGTTGCCGTCGGTCCAGACGCTCCAGCCGGCTGTGTTGTGAAGCTTGAAAGCAAAGTACAGGCGTCCCGGCGTGTCCACCATGAGCCGCTTGGCGATGCCGAACTTGCTTGCCGCAAGGCCCGTGACTACCCACTTGTCCGTGCCGTTGTGCACGAGCGTGCCGCCCTCGGCCGGCGTGCGCAGGTCCACGCTCGGCGCGGAAAAGCCCTCGGCGAAGAGTTGCGCTCGCATTTCGGCTTCGTCGACGTCCACGTTCCACTTGTCGGCCACGGCGCCGATCGCCAGGCGCAGGCCCGAGGCGATCGCGTTCGTCCAGAGGTCGTCCGGAACGTGCGGCGATCCCCCGGTCGTGGGTGGCGGGATGACCTTGGGCTCGTAAGGAGTGCCGCTCGCCGGCCAGTGGTGAGAGACGACCGCGGAGCAGAGCAGGGTCACGACGTGGAGCTTGTCCCTGCCGACGCTGTGGCGGATCCACTCGACGAAGAAGTCCTCGTCGATGTAGAGGCCATAGGGGGCGCCTGCCTGGATGGTAATCCGGTCACTGACGTCCCGGACCTGGGCTTCGGCGAGATACGCCGAATCGTAGTTCGCCTTGAGATCGAGCGAGATGATCGGGACCGGATCCTTGTAGATTGCAAGGAAGTGGTCGCAGCGGTCCTGGGCCTCCTGGATATTGGTCAGAAACTTGCCGACGTTGGTGTAAGGCAGGTAGCTGAACCGGTCCCTGCTTTCCTGATCCTCGGCCCAGACTTTGACCGGGTCGCTTTCGACGATGGCGATGCCGTGGCAGCGGCAGAGAGTCAGATAGGCCGTGGACGCGCCGTTGTTCGTGAACTCAAGAAGGATCTCGGTTGCGCTTTTCGTGGCGACGGCATCGACAAACTCGGTGAGGTCGTCCCCGCCGCCGTCGGCCTGGCTGTTGGCTTGGTAATCGGTCATCGTCCATTCCGAGACGGCGATATATCCGCTCATGCCGGTCGGATTGGGAAACTGGCCTTTGATCGCCAGCGTGGCACCGGGAGCGATCGAAGGCGGCGTTCCGGATAGCGTCCACAGGACCATCTCCTCAGAAACGTCGAAGCTGCGGACCGAGGCCTCGATGTGGTTGAAGATGCCCTTCGAGGAATCCCCTTGCTGCGGGTTCCAGAGGACCAGGCTGCTGCCGCCGAAGGTGGCCTGGGAGACCGTGTGCGGGGCAGACAGCCGGTGCGCGCGGTCCTCGAAGGCGATTTTCCCGTCCTTCGTCTCGCGCAGGAATCCGGCCTCGGTTTCCTCGAGGTCGCGGAGCGCCTGGATGGCCGTACCCGAGTCCCACCACCGCGACATGGTCCCCTGGCCGGCGTCGATGACCCTCTCACCTTCCGGGAACTGCGCCTGGTCAAGGACCTCCGTGACGGCGTCGCCGGTCTTGATATCGGTTTGCATGGGGACCGACACTTGGCCCTGAAGCGACCGGTGAGCAAGGGCCCCATAGGCCAGGAGTTCCGCCGTCGAAATCCCCACCACCGCGCCCACTGTCGGGTTGACCGATTCCAGATACCCCTGCCACATCGTCACTTCCGAGCCGCCCCCGATCTGCATCGTGATGCGAATGCGGCGCCCGGGCAGCATCTGGCCATAGATCGGGCTCGAAACATTGAAGGGGGAGAAACGGCTGTCGGAGTTGTCGAGGCTCAGGCGGCAGCTGCCGGCCTTGCTGCGCCCATTGAGCTGCGAGGCGTAGTCGCGCCCGTACTCCCAGGAGGCCTCGAACACGAACGTGGAGATGTTCTCGTTCGCATCGGAGAAATCCCCATCCCCGTTCCAGTCGAGGTAGTAGCGGTAGGTTGCGGTGATCATTGTCTATTCGAATTGCCGGCCCGCCGCGGCGTGGCTCAACCCCGCAGGAGAGCGATCTCCGCCCCATTTCGGCATTTGAGGGCGGGCCGGAAAATTCAACTCATCCCCAGAACTTCAGGTGACGAAGGATCCAGGCGATCGCCTGGGCGATCCAGATGCGCAGGTTCTTGGGAGGCTCGGGCGGGGTGGCGATCGTCGTTGACACTTCGTTCGAGTACCCGCTTTCAAGCCCGGCAGTGTTGTATGCCGTGACAGCGAAATACCACGTCCCGTTCGCGAGGGCGGGAGTCGTATACGTGGGATTCGCGCTCGGAGCGACCGTCGGCACCGGCGAGTTGTCGTACTGGCGCGATGCGCGGCCCCAGTAGACCTTGTATCCTGCCAGGTCGGGTTCGCTGTTTGCGTCCCAGGCCAGCGTGACCGTATTGCCGGATGTTCCCTGGACCACGGTGCCGCGAACGGGTGCGGCAAATACAAGGGCCAGAGCAAGCAGACAGATACTGACTGCAATAAATCTCCTCACGTGATTTCTCCTTGTCATGCGACGGCGCGAACACCAGCGCGGCGGGCGTTTTGGGCCTGGGCCTCCGCGACGCGCCTTGCGAACTCGTCATATCCGAAAATCGTGGCGCCGCGCAGGTCGATGTAAGCGCCCGTCGTCCCCTGCGCCTCGATCATGTTGGGAATGGTTTCGCCAGATCCGGGCTCCTCGGGCACGCTATCGCCGCCGGGCGTTTCCGGAACCGGCACGATATCCTTGGTGGCGATCTTGATCTCCTCGATCTTGGCGAGGATCTTGTCGAGCTCGGCGATCGCCGCTGCCGCTGCGGTCTGGAAAGCGGCTTGGATGTTTGTGCTCACGACCGTGAACTGGTCCTCAATCGGCCTGGTGATGTCGCCGACCTGCTTCGTGATGTCCACGGCGGCCTGCTTAAGGATGTCGAGCACGCCGGCCCTCTCGGCGCGGAAGGCAGCATCCATCGCGGCCTTGGTCCCGGCGAGCAGTTGGTCGGTGATGGTGTTGAAGCCCTGGCCGTATCGGAAGACCGCGGTCTGGCCGGCGCTGCCGCCATACTGCAGGAGTGCCTGTTCGAGCAGGCCGCCCTGAAGCAGTTTGCCCGACTGCTGGAACTGCCTGACCGCCTCATCCCATCCAGTCTCCATCTTCAGGAGGCCCGTGATATTCGCCAGGCTCCCCGGAGCGACCCCGGCGCCGGTCAGTGCGTCCATAACGGACTGGTCCATGACTCCCGACATCAGCTTCTGGATGGCCGTCTGCTCCGGCAGGAAGCTCGCCAGTTCGTCCGACAGCTGCTGGATGAACCCGAGCGATGATTTCAAGCCCGGGAGCTCCGCCGCCCGGTCCAATGCCGACAGGTCGCCGCCGAACTGCTGGAATAGATCGCGCAGATCGGGGAGGATCTCGCCCGTGTCCCGGAAATGCTGGACCATCTCCGCGAAGTAGCTATTGAGCTTGACCAGGCCGGACACCTCCGTGAATTTTGCGATGTCGCCGCCGAGTTCGGTGATCTTGGCCGCAAATTCGTCCGTGATGTCGCCGGTCTTGAGGAAACGGTCGTACATCGTCTCAACCGCAGGCACCATGCCGGAGATCCCGTCCCGGAGGCTCTTGAGGCCGTCCAATAGGGGCTTGATCTCCAGGGCTTTCCTGGCGATCGCGAGTTCATCCGCGAAGGCCGAGGAGGATTTCGCTGCCTCGTCGAGCGCGTCTGCATTCTTCTTCAGGAAATCCGCGAACTCGTCCCAGACGGTTTTGGTTTCCTCGAACTGCTTGTAGAGATTCTGGAACTCGCCGGCGGTTTTCTTTGTCGCGTCCCCAAGCATCGTGAGCTTCGACTGCCAATCCGGGACATTCTGGTTCAGGGCCTGCGAGTCCTTGAATGCGGCCTTGAAGGCCTCGTCAAGGGCCGTCCAGTCGCCCGTCAGCTCGCCCAGCTCGTACTGCTTCCGGAAGTCAAAGGTTCCCCAGGCGGTCTTCACGGCCTCGAGGGATTTCAGGAATTCCTGGGTCTTGCCCTGCGCGGCGGCCAAGGGACCGGCCACTTCGGCCAGGAACTTTGAACTCGACAGGATGTCCTTTCGAATCGGGTAAGCCTGGCCCTCGGAGATTCCCACCCCTTCGAGCCACTGCTTGAAATCATCCGACGACATGGTAGTGCCGCCGAAGTCACGCCCGAGCTCCATTGCCCCCGCCTGATAGGCGTTCTTCCCTTTGATCGCGTTGACGAGAGACTGGATCCCCTTGGCCAGGGCGCCGGCAGCCGCCCCGATCGCTGCCCCGATGGCGGTTCCGATGACCGGAACCACGGATCCGATTGCGGCGCCGATTGCCGCGCCGCCGCCGATGGCCTCTGCCCAGCCCCGGACACCTTTCTGGCTGAACGAGTCGAGGAATGCCGCCGTGCCGCCGGCCATGAGGCCGCCCTGGATCAGGGAACCCGCGGTACCGCCCACCCCGAATATGCCGCCCGTGCCTCCGCACTTCACCATGTCGAGCGTCGGGCCGACAAAGTCCGGCGAGGCCTGGGCCGGTGAGTACTCGACAGGCGCATAGACCTGAAGGAGCGGATTTCCCTCCGCAAGGATGTCCGAGATGCTCGGCCCTGCTTCAGCCGGAGTCGTTGCCGCCTTGAGCCAGTCGGGCAATCCGGCGCCGGCTGTGCCCAGGAGGTTTCCCCAGGAGCCGGGCGATACGCTTGCCGCGGAGATGCTTGCCGGCTGGCGCCCGCCCCCGAACAGGTTCTCGGTGAAAGAGTCGACGACCTTGCCCAGAAGTTTCTGCAACGGGCTGAAGAGCCGTTCCACCACGATCCGCAACGTAGATTCCGCAAGGCTCGAAAAGAACTCCTTGACCGCGTTGCCGAGGCCCTTCCAGTGCACGATCGAATCGGCCACCTTCCGCCCGAAATCCGTCACCACCGTGCTGATCTGTTCCCGCATCTCCTCGCCGATCGATATGGTCTTCTTGCCCCAGTCAGTGGTCATCCGGGTGAGATCGGCCGATCGGCGCTCCATGTCGCGAATGTCCTTCTCGGTGGGGATAAGTTCTTTCAGCGGATCCCTGGGCTTGATTTTGTCGAGTTCGGCCGCGGCTTTGTTTATCTGGGCCTGTAGCTTGGCTTGGAAGGCAGCTTGGTCTTTAAGCCGTTTTTCCTCCTCTTCGGCTTCCTTCTGCCTGAGCTTCTCAGCGGCTTCGTAGCGCTCCCGCTGCAGCCTGTCGACCGCGTCGAGCGCCTTTTCGTAAGCGCGCGCCTCATCCTCGCGGGCTTTGATCTGGTCCCGAATTGAGAGGACTGCGTTGAGTGCCCTTTCCTTTTCCTTGTGACTCAGGCCCTTCTCGATCGCGGCGTTGAACTTCTCCTGCGCCTCCTGGAGCTTCAGGAGGAGGTCGACGTTCTCCTTGCCCTGGGAGAGGAGCTTCAGTCGCTCGTTGTAGAGTTCCTCCTCTTTCATGCGCGCGAGGCCTGCCGCGTCGGCCGCTTTCTTGCCGGCTTCTGCCTGCTTGTTGGATGCCTCGGCCGCGGCATCGGCGGCCTCCTTAATCCTCATTTGCATGGAGGCGAGCGCGGCGCTCTGCATGCCGGCGCCCTTGGCGAGGTTCGCGGCCAGCAGCTTCCAGAAATCGCCCGTGAAGACGTCGCTTACCGCCAGGGCGGTCTCGACCGCGGCTTCCTTGGCGATGGTCTTGACCTTGGCGAAACGGGCCGATAGGACATCCAGCTTCTCGTCGAGCTTCATGGCCTGGTCGATCGCGACCTTGTCCATGATGGCGCCGGTATCTTCGAGCTGCTTCGCCAGGTCGAACAGGTTTTCCTTAGAGTTCAATAGCAGCGGCGCCAGCTCCTGGTTGCGACGGCCGAGAACCGCCGTGGCGACCTGGGCGCGCTCGGATGGGTCCTCGATTTCGAGGAGCTTCGTGCGGAGCTCCCCGAGGAGGTCAATGGCCGGTTTTGCCTTCCCGGATGCGTCCTCCAGCGAGATGCCGAGAGCCGTGATCCCCTTCGTGAACTCGCCGCCGGTGCCGAACTTGCCGAGTTCCAGGTTGATCTTGGAGACAGCGGAGACGACCGTCTCGCCGCTCACTCCCATCAGTTCCGCGGCCTTCTGAAGGCTCTGGATGCGTTCGACGCCGATCCCGGTGCGCAAGGACAGGTTCGTAATCTGCTCGGCTTCGTTGGCGGCGCTTTCGGCGAGTTTGAAGATCGCGGCGCCCGCGGCAATGGCAGCCGTGGCGATCCCGGCAAGGCCGACCGCGGCCGGCCCGAGCTTCTCCGCGAATCCGCCGATCCCTTCCTTTGCGGCTGAAACGGGATTCCGGGCGAAGTCAGTCAGGGTTTTGCCCAGGCTTTCGATGGAAAAGCCGCCGCCCTTGGCCGCACTGGCGAGGTCCGCGTACTTCTGCACCAGGGGATCGATCGCCTGGCCATGCGCCCGGGCGGTTTCGGCGGCCAATTTGATCTGGCTGCCCATGACGGCCATGATCTCGCCGCTCGATTTGCCGGCGGCTTCCAGAAGCTTGAGTTTGTCCGTCAGAAGGCCCGTGGGATTGAGAGCCTCGTTGAAGGAGGCAAGGAAGGACTGCCCGGCGCGCTTGACGTCAAGGCCGGCGTTCTTGGCCAGGTCCACGGCCTTGCGCAAGTCGGCCTGGAGCCGGTCGGTGTCGCCGCCGATCTCATAAAACAGCCGTCCGATAACCGGCATCTATCTTCCCAGCTCCTGCCCGATCACTTGTTGGAATGCCGCGATTCCCGCCTCCATGGCCTGCGATTCGACGCTTGCCGAAGCCGTCTCAAACCACGGTCTGGCAGGCTGCCCCTTACGGCCGAAGTCGTAGAAGTACCCGTAGAATCCCCTGCGCTTTTCGGGGCCGACGAGCAGCCGGCGGCGCGCGGATCCCGTGAGCGCTTTGCGGTTCACGCTTTCATAAACGATCACGCTCCTTGCGAGCTGCCCGGTGCGTCGCGGGGCGGATGCTTCCACCGCCCGCCTGATTACCTGGGCGGCGGCATCCTCCGCTGCCTGGATCGCGCGGTCGAGTACGTCCTTGCAGATGTGTTCGGTGTTACGCCTGAGCTCCTCGAATCCCTGGATCTCAACGCCGGCCATTTATGGCTTTGCCTTCTGAAGCTCGGTCACGAGGCGCATCGACTGCATCATCTTCTGCCAGTGGGAAACCGGCGGGGATCCGCCGGACTCAAGCCGGAAGTACGCGATCCATTCCAAGAACTCCGGGTAGGAAAGCGTCTGCTCGAGTTCGGCGACGGTGCGCCCGAGCGTCTCGGCTAATCGGAATCTGGCCCGTCGCTCGGGGCGCTCAGCAAGTTTTTTTCCAATTCCTTGCGCGACTCTTCGGTGAGACCCGAGAGGGCGAGGATGGCATCCTGGAGGCGTAGGAAGGCACTTGCGGCCTTGCTCATCAGCGGCTCGAGGTCGCCGGCCTCGAACAGGGGATTGCCCTGCTCGTCGCACACGGACCACTGCACGAGGCGCAGCGTGCAGTTTTTCATGCGGTCGACCACTGAGCTTTTTTCATACTTGGTGCCGAGGTCGGCGAGCTTCGCCTGCTCGTGGATCGTGAGGGGGCGGATGAAAACGGACCCGCCCCACTCGGGGACATCCACTTCCTTCAGGCGCGGCGCAGTTGCGAGAATCTGCTGCTTGCTGAGGATCATGATTTATCTCCTATGAAACGCCGGCGAACACCATGGATAAATTATCCATAGCGGATTCTATTGGACTTACGGCTGAGAGCTGAGAATCAGCTCCAGGTCACGGGCCCGGTGACCCGCAAAGTCACATTGAGTTCGAGTGCCCCCGCGATCGGCGCACCCGGGCTGATGTTCGCCACATAGGCGGCAAACGCGGCCTTGGTGGCGCCCGAGTCGGGGAAGAGCAGCTCGAAATTGCGCAACTCTCCGTCCTCGTAGTCCTTCAGGAGGCCTTTGGTCGAAAAACCCTGTGTCGTGTCGTCGGGCAGGAAGTTGCACTTGAAGGTCACGTCGCCCGAATTCTTGAACGTGGGTTTGTACTCGCGGTAGCCGCTTGCCGACTGCTGGTGCGTGAACTCCGCGAACTCGCGGCTCAGCACGGGGCCGTTGATGTCCTTGACTTCGGCGATCGCCGTGAACACCTCAGGGCTCGCGCCGTCGCCGATCTTAAGCAAGGTCCCCAAACCGATTACTCCATCGCTCATGTCTCTTTCTCCTGGTAATGAATCGTGAATCGCATTGAAACGTTGAAGGTCTGCGTGTCCGGGTCGCGGCTGCGCCCGGCGCCGTCGAAGAACACACCCACGATGGGAACGCCCTTGAACGAGCCGCGGTAGCCGTCAAGCGCCGCGCACATCTGCTTCATGACAGCCATGGCCTCGGCCGCCGTGTCCGCCCAGATATCGAACCGATAGATTGCCTGGCGCAACGCCGACGGCCCCTGCTGGGTAGGCATCGAACGGTCGTCTTCGAGGGAGTAGGCGATTGCGGGCAGTTCCTCGTCTTCCGAGAAATAGTCCGGATGGATCCGCGTCCCGATGAGCGCGGCCAAGCCGGCGTGATGCGTCAGGTGATCGAAGATTCCTTCGTCCAGGGTTGCGGTCATATCGCCTCGCTGCACATCAGGACAACCTCGCGGTTGCGTTCGCCGACATTGAGGACCGATTCGATCTCAAAGAGCCTCGTTCCCCAGGTGATGCGCATCTTGTGGGTGATCCCGGGCTGGTGCCGCATACGGATCTTGTGGCTCACTGTGGCCTGCTCGCGTTGCTGCGCGAAGTATTCCTTACCGATCAGCGGCTCGATTGACGCCCAGGCAGTTGCGAATGTTTCCCAGGTCGTGGTCATTGAGCCATCCCCGGCCTGGGTTTCAATCGGCGCTTCAATCGTGATCCGGCAGCGCAGCGGCCCCGCGCGCATCATTCCACCGACAAGGCCCGATACGGCCAGAGCAGCCGTTCGGAAAGGGAGAGCATGGATATGTTCTGGCCGACAACGACGTCCTCTCGGTTTTCGTACAGGTTCGAGATCTCGATCAGGATCCCCTGCCTGATCGTCTGCGGGACGTCCTCGGCTGCGTCGCCGTATCCGGCAGTGAACTGGATAAGGATGCTGTTGATCGAAGAGCGCGTGATGGGCCAGAACCGGTTCCATGCAAGCGCCACGCGCCCGATCTCGCTCGACGAGGCGTCGACCACGTAGTCGTCCGGCGCCAGGGTCTGAACGGTACCGGCGGTGTCGACGTACTGGATCGACTCAACCGACTGAAGCGGAGGCCTCGGCAGATCGATCACCTGGCTTGCAGGAAAGCCGTCAAGCGTGTACTCGAAAGTCTGAGTGATCAGCGCGCGCCGCAGGAAGAGCTCGACTCGCTCCCGCGCGGCCGTGATCAGAGCCGACACATATGCGTCGTCCGAATCGTCATTCAGCCGCAAGTGGGCTTTCGCTTCCTCGAGCGTAACTGGCTCGACCTCGGGAGGCGTGATGAGTTTCAGTCCCATTATTTGCCCTCGACCTGGCTGCTGACCAGGGCTTCGATCTGCTCCGCAAACCCCTCGCGGATCAGGATGGATTCAAACTCGGCAGGAAGCGCGAGCGTCATGCCGGCCTGCAATTCCCAGGAAAGCAGCGGTTTGATAGGCCGCACGCCGCGGCCCTGCTGGATTTCCATCGGCACAATGATCCGTATCAAGACGACGGTTAAGGCGTCTTGCGGGCCTTGGCTTCCGGCCGCACGGCCCGGCTGCCCGGCTGAACCGCAGCCGTTTCAACAGCGGACGGCTCAACCTTTGGCAGCGAGGCCGGGCGGGCAACGGGCTCGGCATAACCGCCGGCGATCAGCGCCCGGGCTTCCTCGGGGGAAACCTCGATCACCGATCCCGGCGGGAAGACGCCCTCCGGCCCCGCCATCAAAGTAATCAGGCGGATTTTCATCGCCTATGCCGTCCCTTCGTCGGGGGAAACAAGAAGCTTCGTCGATTTGACGGTGGCGTCGGTCGCCACCGGCTCGATGCGCGCGCTGTATAGAAGCGCAAGCACGCCGTCAATCACGGCGTTCGCCGTCCCGCGTTTCACGACGCACCGGACATAGCGTTTCTGGGGGCGGAATACATCCGTCACCAGGCACTTGTTGCCATCCGCATCGGCCAGCGCCGTGTGCAGGCTCCCGGCCAGGTCGGCCATGTCGGAGCCGTCCACGAGGCTGCCCTGCTGGACCTTCAGGTTCGTTACCTGTGTCGCCGTGAGCGCGCCGAAGAGCGCCACGAACTGCACCCCCTCGAAACCCTGCATGTCGACCACCGACCCATTCTGATCGGTCGTGCCTGCGGCCACGCCATTGAGAACGCGAGCCACCTTTACCGCTTTGCTGAGATTCATGTCTGTCTCCTATGATGGTTTGTCCGGGGCCGGGTGGATTATCCCGGCCCCTATTCATGCATCTGGTTATCCGAGCTTCACTCGGACGAAGGCTTCCGAGAGCACCGGCTGCGCATCGCACTCCATGCGGCCGATGTATCCGACCTGGTTCGACTCGGCGTAGAGCTCCTTGAGCACCTGGATGGAGAACTCCATCGAGTCCGCGATCCAGTAGAACGAAAAATCACCGATGATGCCGACGTACAGTCCCGTCGTGAACGTGTTCGGGGCATATTCGGACATGTAAAACGGCAGCTCCAGAATCGTGTCCGGTTTGTCGCCGACCAAGCCCGGCTGCCACAGGTACTGGTCGTTCTTGTCCTTCAGTTTCCGGATGCCGCTGATCGCGTCGCGGTGGAAGATCCAGCGCGCGGTCTTCTGGTACTGGGCCTTCAGGGCATACTTTGCGTTGATCAGACCGTCGGCTCCGATCGCAGTCGCGCCGTTTCCCGTTGCGATATCGCGGTCGGTGTTGATTCCGTTCGGGCTGGCCGTAAAGACGCCAAGGGGCTGGCCCGCGCCGGAACCGGTCATGAACGCCTTCTCCTGCGTGATTCCGAACTTGTAGGCCAGCTGGTCGCGAACGATCTGGTCGGCCGGGAGCACGGAGTTGTTGAGCAGGAAGGTCGACACCAGGATCCTCTTTGCTGCCGGATGCGGATGAAGCTCGCGCCTGGCGAAGGCCATCGCCGTGTCCGGGGTTCCGGTCTTCAGTTCCACGGTCCAGTCGGCGTCATCCGGCCTCGTCTGGAGGACGGGCACGCCGAGGCTCATGGCGCTCTGGACCGGGATCACGGTCGAGAGCGGACGGATGAAGACCTGGTCACGCAGTGCCTCGATCAGCTTGTTGACGAACTGCTCGGGGGCGACGAGGTAGCCGCCGCCGACCTGGCTGTCGGCCTGCAGCGCCCGGTGCTCGCCCGGGCGGTAGCCGCGGCAGAGCATGTCGGTGAACTGCGACCGGTATTCCTCCGTGGAACGCGGGTTGCCGTTTCGCTCGCCTGCAGCCGCCGGCTCGGGCATGCGACCAGGCTCGCGATCGAACGATTCGAGTTCCCGGTCGAGCTTCTGCTGCCGTTCCTCGCGCTCGATCTCGACCCGGAGCTTTTCCTGGTCGTCTTCCATGCGGGAGTACTGGTCGTTTTCCTCGGCGGTGAGCTCGCGCTTCTCCGCGTCGGCCTTGTCCGTCAGCGCCCGCATGTCCTTGATGATTGCGCCCCGCCGTCTGCGGAGCTCGTTCAGGTCCTTCATTGGATTGTCTCCTCGATTGAATGCTCCAGCTCCAGGATGTGGAGCCGGCGCATGATTTGGTTCAGGCTCCGCGCGCGCGGGCCGTCTTGCGGAACTTCACTTTCCCCGTTCGGTTGAACGGGGCCGTCGATCAAAAAGCGCAAGATGCGGAGGTACTCCCGCATGATCGCCGTGTCCTCCGGCTGCAGTTTCATGCGACTGCCGGCGCGGACGATTGCGGCGTCGAGTTCCCTGGGATCGAGCCCTTCCCGAAGGGCCACATCCGTGTCCGGGTATGCCGGGTAGGTCACGGGCGACACGTCGAAGATCTCGTCAAAGCTGAGAATCGTGCGGATATCGATGCCGTCCACCGTCTCCCAGGACTCCTCGCCCACCCTGAATGCGAAGCTCATCTGGCTGATGTCGCCGCGGCCGATCGAAACGAGCAGGTCGTCAGCCCATCTGGCCTCAGGCGGATCGATCTCGACGGCAAGCCCCGTTTCGTCTTCCTGGACACGCAGGGTGCCGCTCTTAGTTCGTCCGAGCACGAAGTTGGGATCGTGGTTCAGGAGAGCGCGGATGTCGGATTTCCCGAGCGCCGACGCAAACGCTCCCGGTGCGATCTTCTCCCGGAATCCCCAGAGGTCCTCGGAAAGCGAGTTGAAGACCGCCGCGTGGCCTGCGATCTTGGCGCGCCCGCCCGATTCCGGAACGATCGCGCGCAGCTCGCAGTTGCCGGTGAAACGCCGCTCCCTGTTTCTGTTCATGAACACTCCCGGAAATGAAAAAGGGCCGCGCAAGCAGCCCCTGTCCTCTTCTGATTGCATTGCAGGCCGGCTATTAGTTGCCGCCTTCGTTTGTTTTGCCGGTCGTTGTTGATCCGGCCGGCGCTGTTCCCGCCTGCACCATGTTGAGCGGGATCAGGTAGACGTCCCCCTGCTCGGGAGGCAGGGGATTCATGTTCTCCAGTCGCCGGATGTCGTTGGCCGAGAGCCACCCATTGTTGCGGCCGATCGCGTAAGAGTCGTACCTCGACTTGAGGTCTCCGCGCATCAGGCCGTCGATCAGAAACTCGACAAAGTATTTGTCGCGGTCCTCCGCGGGAATCAGGTCGCGCGTCAGCGCCTGCTCCCAGCGCACGAGCCAGGGCCGGATGGTGTCCCGGATGAACTCGAGCGACTGGTGCTCGATGTTCGAGAAGGTCGCCCGCTCCAAGTCGGCCAGCATGTGCGGCGGCACCCGGAAAATCCGCGCGATCTCCGTTACCTGGAACTTTCGCGAAGCGATGAACTCGGCGTCGGCCGGCCGCATCCCGATCGCCTGCCACTTCATCCCGTTTTCCAGGATCGCGGTCTTCCCGGAGTTAGCGAGTCCCCCATAGTTCTGCTGCCACATCTCCCGGAAACGCTTCAGCGCCGTGTCGCTCATCGCCTGCGGCGTTTCCAGCACCCCCTGCAGGTTCGCGCCATTGCCGAAGAGCCTTGCCGAGTACTCCTCGTAGGCCAGGCCCAACGCAACAGATTCCCGAAAGAGCTCGATCGGGTTCAGGCCGGTTACTCCGTCCGAGGACAACCCGCGGATGTGCATGATCTCGCCGGCTTGCCTGCGAAGCTGGTACTGCCGACCAGAATCGGGAGTCACTTTGTAAACAAGCCCGCCCATGCGGTCGCGATCCACCTCCACCCGGTCCGGATGAAGGGGCACAAGGCGCGCGGGCTGTCCCGCCTTCCTGTCGATCTGGGCGTATGCGTTGCCCCGAAGCGCGAGATGCCCCTGGAGCATCTCGACGAACTCCGTCCGCGTCTGCTCCTCGTTCGGCTGATCGTGAAGCAGCCGGTAAAGAAAATAGTCCGTTGCTCGTTCCTTGCCTTCATTCGGAAGCCGGCGATAGACAATGAGCGGCAAGGTCGCGACCGTTTCGGCAAGGATCCTCACGGCGCCGTAGACTGCCGTGAACCGCATGGCGGTGTCTGGATTCACCCGCATGCCCGCCGCGGTCGTGGGACCGCCCATGAGTGAAACCAGCCAGGGATCGGGATTCGCGAGATTCGATCTCCGTTCGAAAGCCTTCATGAGCAGTCCCATCAGCGGCTCCTTACCGCTACGAAGATCAGGAAACAGCCGATCGAGATCGGAGTAAGCGGCGGATAAATCCACCCGAGCCCGAGACTCGCGATTGCCGCCCCCGCCCAGCCGAGGATTTCCCGCGCGTGTTCCTTCATACGAATATCGGACCTCTCTTTTCGTAGATCGATCCCGGCTCCGCATCGGCCGCCATCGCCCTTCCCAGGCACATCAAAAGGGCCACGACCCCGTCGATCTTGTTCTCGGGGCGTTGCTTTTTCGGATACACGTTGTCCTTGTTGTCGAAATGGGCGACGACATTCGAAAACATCCAGCTCAGGACGGGATCGCCGTTATAGTGGAACTTGCCTGCTGATATCAGCGCGTCCAGGTGCTTCATGGGTTCCGAGAAGGTTTTTACCAGCTGCCTCATCTCGACCATGGGAAACCCTTCCTTCATCATCCGTGTCGTAAACTGATTCGCCTGGAAGGGATCGTAGTCCACCTCCAGGATCTGGTACTTGGAGGCAAGTCCGATGAGGTCTTCCTCGATATAGCCGAAGTCGATGATGTTCCCTGGCGTTGAGGTAATCCAGCCCGCCTTGACCCAGCCCGAGTACTGCGAATTCTTTGAGCCCTCGATCTCGGACTCGGGCAGGTAGTAGCGCCCGAAGCAGTAGTAGTGATCCTCGCGCCGGAAAAGCTGAATCCTCGGGGCGATGTCACGCCGGGTGGCAAGGTCGATCCCGATCCAGCACGGCTCCCCCAGGAAGTCCTCCGCTTTCAGCTTCGGATCGGCGCACTTCGCAAGCTCGACCATGTTGAAGAATGCGCAGTCCGCGTTGACCCAGACCGAAAGCCTCTTGGTGAGAAAGTTGTTCTGGGCGCTCGGCATCTTGAGCGCCTTCACGCACAGCCGCTCGATGTCCTCCGGAAAGACCGAGACGCCATAGTTGGGATTCGCTTTGGCCCATACCTTCGGGGAACTCCAGTCGTCCCCGTCGTCGATCGTGTAAATCACCCCGAAATAGGTGTCGTCCTTCACGACCCCGTCGAGGATCTTGATCAGGTACGTCCTCTGCTCGTAGCAGATCCCGCTCATGTCCGAGCCGGCCGTCGTGATCAGCCAGAGCAGCGGCTGGGAGCGCGCGCCGGTCGCCGTTTCCAGCACGTCGAACACCTTGCGCGTCCTGTGGGCGTGGAGTTCGTCCACGATCGCGCAGTGGATGTTCAGGCCGTCCAGGCTGTTCCCCTCGGCCGAGAGCGCCTGGAACCGGCTCGCCGTCCTCACCTGGCTGATCGCATGCGCCGTCGTCGAGACGCCGAATGCCGCCTTCAGCCCGGGCGACCGCTCGACCATGTGCCAGGCGTCCTGCCAGACGATCTTCGCCTGATCGCGCGTCGTCGCGGCCGAGTAGATCTCCCCGCCCTCCTCGCCGTCGGCGCAGCAGCAGTAGATCCCGACGCCGCTCGACATCGAGCTCTTGCCATTCTTGCGGGGCATCTCCAAATAGACTGTCTTGAAGCGCCGCAAGCCGGTGTTGCACGACACCCAGCCGAAGACCGCCGTCAGGATGAATATCTGCCAGGGCTGAAGCTCGATCCTTCCACCCGCCTTCGCCCATTTGCCTTTGATGTGCGGCAGCTTCTCGATAAATCTGCAGACGCGCGCCGCCTTCTTCTCGTCGTAGCGGTGAGCGAAGTCCTTCCGCTCGAGGTCGGCGATCTGCCTGCGGCATGCCTTCTTTACCCACTCGCAAGCCGGAATGTGCCCCGACAGCACGCCTTCGGCGTAGGCTCTCGCGATGGCCGCATAATCCTTCCCGCCCTTGGTCATCCATCAGTCGTCGAGGAGTTCCATCCACTCGCCGCTTTCAGATTCATGCCCGGCGCCGGCGGCCGCGATCCTGCTGCGGGAACTCGGCGACATGCCGAACTCGGCGAGAAGCGAGCGGACCTTCTTGACCGCCTGGTTCGCGATAACGAGATAGGGATTGAACACGGGAAATCCGTTCGGCGATTTGACCAGCATGCCGGTCTTTCGCACCTGGTCGGTGGCTTCGAGGTACTCCGCCCAGGACTGGCAGAGCATCGAGAGCGCCATGTCGTCAAGTTCCGTAAGTAACCCGATGCGCGCGAGTTTCTTCGCCGTCTTCCGGTAGGCCTCGCGCGCATCCCCCTGCAGGAACTTGGGGCAGGGAGGAATCCCGGGACGCGGACGGGGCTCGGAGAGGTTGGCCCGGTCGGGCCTGTACGTCCCCTGGATGACTTTCAGGGCCGTGGGTTTCGGCTTTCTTCCGGCGTTCATTTCTATTCAAAACCGCGCTGTTTTCTTCTGGGCTTTCAAGACCAACCCCGACACGATTGGAATCCTCGGAGACGGGCAATCAAGCCCCTCCCGAATTGATTCAGGAGATCCAATATGAAGAGCAAGAAAGAACAGAAAACGTCAAAGCTGCCAAAGAATGGCAAAAAGCCCGTGGCCGCCGCCCCTGCCCTGAAAGCCCAAAAGCCGGAATCCGAACCCAAGCGCACCATCAAGCAGGTGATCATCGAGACAATTGCCAAGAACAGCGCGGCAACCAACGACGAGATGATCGCGGCCGTCAAAGCGGAGTTCCCGAAGTCCGCGTTCGATGGACGGCACGCAGCCTGGTACCGCTCGCAGGCGCGCAAGGGATTGCTGACGGGCGCGGCCATCACGATCGCGCCCATGGGAAGGAAGCAGCCCAAAACCGCCGATTGACTGACAGGGTCATCAGGATCACACATAGGACGCATCATGCCGGATCCAATCAACTACCGCATTCCGAGACAGCGTGTATCCTTGGTGCGCGACGGCTCGCTTCGCAGCAGCTGGAAATGCTTCAGCAATTCGCGGCAGGCATTCGAATTCGCGCGCGAGCAGCTCTATGCCGATGCCGATCGCGAGCAATTCCACGTTCTGATGTTGGACAGCAAGCACCGCCTGATCGGCGTCAACTTCGTTTCCCAGGGGAGCCTGAACTCTGCCGTGGTAGCGGCCCCCGAGGTCTTCAAGGCCGCCATAATCGCCAACTGCGCGGCGATCATATGTCTGCATCTGCATCCTAGCGGCGATCCCACGCCGAGCAGAGAGGATCGCGAGTGCACGGCCAGACTGTTTCAGGCCGGCAGATTTCTCGGCATTCGCATCCTTGACCACATCGTCTGCGGAGATACCGAATTTTTTTCTTTCGCCGATGCCGGAATGCTCGCGGACAATCCGAGTTCCCTCCCCTAACAAGCCTCTCTCCTTGCTTCCTCCCGATTCGGGAGACACACGGTCCTGAGGGATTCGTGTGTCTCCCCCTTCAGCACCACATTCCGCACATGATGCGCAATCGCCCGCATGAAGAGCGGGGGAACGCTGTTACCGATCCTTGACCACCTGGCGTTGTAGCCGCCCCTGATCTCGAATGCCTTCGGGTAGGAGGCCAGCGCCTTCGCTTCATCTATCGTCAGCTTGCGGATTTCCCAGGGGTGGACGAGTCCCGTGGTTGTCCCTCCCACTCCGCTGAGAATGGTCGGGGACGGCTTTTCAGGATCCAGTTTGATGAGCCCGAAGTGGTTCTTTCTTTCCTGCCCCGTGAGGACCCGATACATCTGCCAGGTAGTCCGGATCTCGCATTCCTTCAGCTGATAGCCGGCCTCGGTCTTGCAGATCGTCGCCGCGGGCTCGGCTGCGGGAATCCATGGATTAATCCGCTGGGATCTCGTGCCGAGCGCCCGGAGAATGACTGCTTTGACCGGGATCGGCTGATAGAGCGGATTTGGATGGAGGCTCAAGCCGCTTCCTCTCTCCTGGGAATCTGATCAAGGATCTTCGCTCTGATATGTCGCGCGATCGCCCTCATAAAAAGCGGAGGAACGCTGTTGCCGATCTGCCTTTTGGAGTGCCCCTGCTTTGCCGGCCAGCGGAAACCCGGATCGAAGCTGCCGATCAGAGCCGTTTCCTCAAGCGTCAGATACCGCGGCGCCGCGTAGTGCCAGTTGGAATGATTCGTCTGCGTCGTGCTCGGCTTGTCGGGATCGAGTCTCACCGACTCGAAAGAGGAAACATTCGGGACCGTCTTTCGCAGCGACTTACCCGGCGGGCATTTGCGCCAGGCATCGATAAGTGCCTGCCGCCGGTGGCCCATGCGCGACTGGATGGATGCTTCAAGGTGTCCGATTGCCTGCCTCGCTGTCACCGGCTCCGTCCACGGTTGCGGGTGCAAGTTCATGCCGCACGCTCCGAACCCGCGACTGAAGCCAGGACCTTCTCCCTTATGTGGCGCGCGATTGCCCTCATGAAGAGCGGCGGGACGCAGTTGCCGATCTGCCGGATCCCCTCTTCGAATGCGCCTGCGAATGCGAATTTATCGGGGAAGGAACCGAAGCGCTTGAACTCCGGGAGGGAGAACCGGCGCCGTTCGCTCCAGCACATGGCGCCATGCATTCCGAGGTTGCCGTCATTTCGTCGAATAGTGCGAGCCGGTTTCTTCGGATCGAACTTCACCGCGTTGAATCCCTGGCCAGTGATGCGGCTCTCGGACGATCCTACCTTGATCTTGTCCCAGTACTTGAACGAGCGGTACTTTCTCGCCGCCTCAAACAGCGCCGCCAGCTGCTCCGGAGGCGTGGAGCAGCCGGCGAGCGATTCCCCCGCCGGTATGGGAGCCGTTTGCGCGGCAGGGTGGCAGGGAATCAGCAAAGGTCCTCCCGGATTCCGATGAAAATCATGCGCTCGCGAGACTGGGGGACGCCGAAGTACATGGCGTTCATCAACCTGGCCGAGACTTTATAGCCCGAGGCCTTCAGTTCGCGCATGATTTCGGCAAAGATCAACTTCATTTTGCCCTTCACCATGCCGCTCACGTTCTCCATGACGAAAACTTTCGGTCTCAAGCCGCGTAACAGGCGGACGTATTCGCGGAAAAGCTGGTTGCGGCCGTCGTCCATCTTGCGCTTTCCGGCGGTAGAGAAGCCCTGGCAGGGCGGCGAGCCGTCCAGAACGTCGAGTCTTCCCGGCTCCAGCCCTGTGATCCGAAGGCATTCCTCAGCCGAAAGCTCGGCGATGTCGCCATGCCAGACCGGAACGTCGGGGAAATTGAGCTTGAAAGTCTCCACGGCGTGGTCGTCCCACTCGACCGCGAGCAGTTCCCGGTAGCCGGCCATGCTGTAGCCGAGCGAAGAGCCGCCGCAGCCGGCGAAAAGCGAGATCACAGTCGGCGCATCGGGCTCCCGGGGCTTCAGGTGCTCCTGCCAACACGCTTCGAGGAACGCCGGGTAGTCTTCTATTTTGGAAAGGTGTGTCCGCATTTCGGGCAAGTGACCTTTTCGACATCATCGGCAGCGGATTCGTCGTATTCCTTGAACTCGACATCCTTCCCGAGCGTGATGTCAGCGATTTCCATCGGATTGAAGCCCAAAAGCTCAAGATTTGCGCCCAATTCCTTCAATTCCGTCAATTCCAGACGCAAAAAATCCTCGTTCCAGAGGCCATTTTGAGCGATTTTGTTGTCGGCAATGAGGTAGCCGCGCTTCTGTTCCGGCGTCAGGTGGCCGAGCTCGATGCACGGGATTGTCTTCAAGCCAAGACTCCGGGCTGCAGCGAGCCGCCCGTGGCCGGCGATTACGCCGTTTTCGCCGTCCAAAAGGACCGGATTCGTGAACCCGAACTCCTTGATACTGGCCGCGATCTGGGCGATTTGCTCCTCGGTATGCGTCCGGGGGTTCCTTTCGTACGGAATCAGCGAATCCAGGGGCCGGTATTCGATCCGGAGGCTCGCAGAAACGGCTCCCGTTTGCTCCACGGCAGCCCGTGGCGAGTTCTTTTTCCTGGGCCTTTGCGTCATGCTTCGGCTACCCCCCCCCATCAATTTTGACGGCATAAAAAAATCCCCGCGCGCCCGGTCTACGGCACGAGGGCCCAGAGATTCGGGCCCCCATACCCCCGTTGGCTACACAGGATTGGACGGATCCTTCCCTAGTTCCGTCAGCCGGTCGACCTCGGGCTGCAGAACTGCCGCGATTTCCTCGGGCGTCGCCGTGCCGGCATTGATCTTGTCGATCAGCGTCTGAATCCTGGCGGCGATGGCGTTGGTCGCATCGTCGATCTTCGCCGCAAAAGCTTTCACCTGATCAAGTACTTCTGACATATCTTCCACCCTTTCGATTAGTAGGATTTGGTTACTGAGAATCCTGGCCTGACAGCGCAGGAGTTTTTCAAGGACTGCAGAAATCACTCGCATCTATCACCACCTGCCGTCGCTTGCGGCGGTCTTGCGGTTATGGCAGCGCCTGCAGAGCGCCTGCCAGTTCGATTGCTTCCAGAAGAGTCCGGCATCGCCCTTGTGGGGGACGATGTGGTCGACAACGGTCGCCGCGGTCAGCCGGCCCATGCGATTGCACTCGGCGCACAGGGGATTTAGTTCGAGAAAGTGCTTCCTTGCAGCCCGCCATCTGGAGCCGTAGCCTCTCGAGTTGGCCGAGCCGCGTCGATTTTCCTGTGTGTTGCGATCCTGCGCCTGGTGCTTCTCGCACCTGCTACTGCGCGAAGCTACGAGAGTCGAACAGCCCGGGTAAGTGCACGGATGCTGCGGCGCGAATGGGCTCACGCCGCTTTCCTCTTGTGCGAGCTGGGAGGTTTCACTTCAAGTCTTGCAGCCGACTCGCGGTTTGAATTGACAGAGGATTTGCCGTTTTCAAGCACGTATTCCGGGCGCCGCTTTTCCTCGCGGTAGACGTTGCGCCAGTCCTGATTCGCCACGCTCAGCGCCCGCGCCTTTTGGATTTCACCGCTTTGATCACTTCATCGGTCTTCATCTGGCGGTACTCGTCCGAGAGGCGCGTGTGATCCAGATCAGCCGCTTGGCTGGAGCATTGCCGGCAATGGCAGATGGGAATGTTCGGGCCCGAGCAATCGTCACCCAGTTCCCTCAGAACCCCGCCACGACGATCCCCGCGTTCCAGTTCCTTGAACAAGGGATAGAACTCAGGACGCAACTGGAGCAAACCGCTCCTGTGATCGCGCCGCAGATAATGGCGCATGTCGAGGGCGCGGATGGTCCGCCGTGTCACGCGGATCACCCTTCCAAGATGGTTCAGCATCTCGTGTCCGCCGTGCAAGGCTTCGCCCATCGCGCCTCTTGGCTTCCGGTTTTGGTGGCTCCGGGCCGCCGTGGAATTGTTTTGTGTCGGTCTACCCGCCCCTTAGTCCGACCTGTGATGCGGGGCAAACCGGATAATCAGGAAGTTGGTGACATTGTCCGCTGCTGCTGGTGCGGTGCCGATTGCCTAGTTCAACTGCCCAAGTACCGCACTATCACCGTATTTGCTGGCTGTTCTGTTTGTCAAGTCGATCTGCGCCTTTTTTTCGTGCAGCCGAGCTCACGAAGGAGAGGTCGATCTCGATGCCATGAGGATTGAGGATTTTTCCGTCGAATTCGTCAGACAAAGCTTCGCCAATCAGCAGCTGGTTGATTTCGGAGCCTGCTCGCATCGGAGCATATCTAGGAGAGGTTTCGTTCCCGCCTGATCATCCTCGTCGTGCTAGGGCGCTGCGAAGGAAACCACGAGACCAACTTATTTGCTGGCAACCCTTTTTGTCATGCCGCCGACAACCTAAGAATTAGGTTCTTCCGGGTTTTGAGTGGGTGACAGCTATATCTTGTGGTCGACGACCTGCAAGGGCCCGGTTTGACAAAACCCGATTCGGGATTCTGCTGGCTCGACGGGTCGGCCTCGCGCTGTGGAAGCTGCCGAGCCTGCCGCTCATGTGGATCCCGCTTTGCGGGACCCACAATCGCTTGGAATTCCTGCGGAATTCCACAGGCTCTTGGAAATCGCTGCGCGATTCCCACAGCTCGCACAGCGGCTGCTGCGGTACGTATCTGCAATGCTGACGCGAAGTTAACCCGCAACCACATCATCTTGGGGTCACCCACTCAAAACCCGGAAGCGCCAAGAATTAAGATTCGATTTCTGCCGGCTTCACAAACCACTTTTCAGATGAATTGATTCTTGGATGGAGCTACAATCTTGTACGTTCAGAGTTGCCTTGCCAATAATTCAGCATCGGGCATGAGATATGCGCGAATTGCTCTCAGAGGGCGTCGAATTAGCCGTCCTGAAGCAGGAACTCGGCGATATCACTGCCGATCTTTCCGTTCTTAATGAAAAGGACACTCGCTTGTGTCAGGAAGTGCGCACACTGACAGATAATCTCGACAGAATAAACGACCGAATGAACGGTCCAATCATTGACAGCCGTCTTGTCTCCCAAGTACGGGCCGAAATGGAGGCCGCGTTTCATGCCCGTGAAATGGAATTGCAGGAAAGCGCAACCTCCATCAAACGTGATATTGAGCAGCTGGAGATCATCGTCGATCTTGCCGAACGCCAGCTTCAGCATGACTCCGAAGCGCTGCAATTAGCCGCTCACAATCCAGAAGGTTTTCAGGTCATTTGTGCGCTCAATCAGAGCATGCTCGAGTTGACGTCCATAGTATCCCAAGCAAAGTCGCTCATCGGCATTGCGGATTTGAATGCCGATTTGTGTGGGTCAACTTTGCAGTCGCTTGCCTGCCGTCACTCATCTCCGCCGGTTACCGGTCGTGATGCAGAAACGTCGCGGCGCGACAGCCTTACTGTCAATGCCGCGAAAATAGAGAAAGAGCTTGAACGCCGATATTCCGAAGCTGCAACAGAGTGGAAGCAAAGGCCTAAGGATCGCGCCGAATTTGCGCGCGTGTTTGGGATAGAAGAACACAAGGATTGGCAGGCCGAGGTTCGTCGAGTCGAGGAAGCCCGGGGCCGCACCGAAGGCCGAGATTACGCGATTGAATACATCCTCGAACAACCCGATGGCAGTTCAGTCCGCTTTGATTATGTCGATTTCGTCAACGATATTATCGTTGACCGCAAGCCCCAATCATTGGAAGAAACAGACCAAGCGCTAATAGACATACACAAGCAACAAAGCGATAAATATGAAGCCGCCTATATAGCTCGATTCGGTCGCTTACCATCGATCTACTATTCGCCGTATCCGAGTACGAGAGATTTGTTTAATCCATCGCCCAAGGGCGAATCTGCTAAATCCCGCGAAATCGGCGCGACCGAATGGACTGACATGGGCATAATCAATGTTCCACTCTCCGAAATCCGAGAACCAGATGAGATTGATTCGTCTTCCTTCCGAAAAGTATCTGAAACGGACATGCGCCGCGGTTTGCTGTTACTGCAAGATATTCTCCCGGAGGTAGAGAAAGGACCCGGCGCAAATCGAGATTACTGGGCAATGAAAGATAGTCAAATGGGATTGGACTATGAACATGGGTATCAGCGAATCTACGAGGCGTTTTACGGAACTGACGGCATTCGCGTTGAACAAGTAGGCGAAAGCTACAGCGTGACAAATGGCCGACATCGCATTCACCTGGCCAAGCAACTGGGTATTTCCACCCTGCCAATGAAGGTTATTATCGGCGGCAAGCGAACTTTCTAATCCGAGGGGCGTATGGTTGAGATAACTGAGGGAATCGAGATCAAGGATTTAATGGCAGAATGCTCTGATCTCTCGAAAAACGTCGACCGATTGTGTGAAGAACGGGACACCTTAGCCAAAGGTATCGAGGAATTGGAGTCGCAATACGATGAAATTCAGGAAAAACTGCAGGGCGAAGTCATTGATGAAGAGCGTTTAGAGGAAATTCGGCAGGACGTTGAGGCGAGGCTGCAGCAGAAACGAGAAGCGCTTGCCACGCATGAACAAGAAATCGAGGTACAAAACGAGCAACTCGACAAGGTTGCGGAAATGTGCGAGAAGCAGCGTCAGCGCGATGAGGAAGCGCTTGCGATCGCAACGAATAACCCGGAAGGGGCTAATGTATTGGCTGCTCTTCACGGTAGCATCATGGAATTACAGGCTATCGCTAAAATGGCTGCAGACGCCAAACAACGAGCGCTTCGTTAGGCCTCGGTGCTGACGTGAGTTTTAACTGTCGATTGAAGCGTTCGGATGAAGTCGCTGATTTTGGCACCCTTGACTGAGGCATCGCAGGAACAGGCATTACATGACTTATTTTGCAGTACTTGCTTATATACGGAATTCAAAAGACACAATCCCATCGCCAGAGTTTCTGCAATATCCTTTTCCGACATTTGGTTCTGCTGCTTGCTTATTTCCTGCTCTGCGATAGACGCCAATACTCCAGCACACACGCATTTGAGCTCTCTTATTTGGCGATGCGGTCTTATTTGGGACACTGCGCCGTCCCCACCACTGGCATGCGTGGCACGCTCGCTCGCCAACCACGAACTCAGAACATGATTTGCGCGAAGCTTGAACTGGTCGTTTTGCGAAAGTTCTTTTGCTCGGACGTAAATACTTAGGCAGCAAGGGTTGGTAATCATTTCAAGAATGGGATCGTACTCAATCATAATCGCTGACGAATCCCATTTGGATTTCATACGTGCTGCCACCTCTGTGTCGGTGACATCGTTGTCTAAATTTACGCCACGCGACTGAAACTCCAGGCCGACATCGTTCTCAAGCACATGGAATGGCCTCTCCCAGCCTTCACGAAACAGAAATGACTCGCCTGGATCCAGGGTAACAGCACGGACATATTGTTCAGAGTTTAAGACCATGGTGCTTCCGAGGATCTTGCGATCATCTTCACTCGTGAGGCGGTGCATTATCTTTATGCTGGTGTTCTTGATTACCTCGGTTGCGAGGGCCGAGGGTAGCTGATCGGCGATCAGAATACCCTCACCCAAAGCCCGCATTTCCGCCAGCATACGAACAAAGTATTTTACTGCTTGGACCTTCGGATTCCCTTCGCCAGCTTCCGCCCAAGGCACATGGCCAAGAAGATTATGGGCTTCCTCCAAAACGACCAAATGGCGGAGGCCGTAATCATTTGATTGAGGGGAGCGCACACTACTGTACTCACGAAGCAAGTTCAAGATAAACATTGCCATTAAGGCTTTGGTTTCTTCGTTCAACGACTCCAATTCCAAAATAACGGGCCTGGTAAACAGGACGTCCGCAGGAATCGTGCCTGCATTGTTGAGCATACGGCCAATCGACATGCGTCGATTGGCGAAGTACTCCATCCGTAGGGTCAACGCTGCCTTAATATTGCTTTCGATTTCCCCCTTGTATCCCTTCTGAGGAATGATTTCCTCCAATGCCTGTTTCACATCATGAATGGTGGGAGTATCCTTTGCTGAGTGTCTCTCGCCGACATCTTCCATCGCCCAACCTTTGCTCCTGTAAGCCTGCTCAAGTGCTTCGCGCAAAATAAACGGCGCAGGCCCCTCTAATCCTCGGAGTGCACTGCGGAAGCATTCCTCTAATCCGGAAAAGTGGCGTTCAAGCGTTATGCCAGGCAAAACGTTTAGCGGATTGAAAATGAATGGCGAGATCTGGTGATTGCCGAGTGAAAAGACCAGCAGATCCTGCATCTCTGGCAGTGCAAGCAGTTTCCGATATTCAGTCTTGGCGAGTTCAAGAACTAAGAACGGAATTCGAAACCGAGTCCAAAGTTGCCACAGAATATTGAACACACATGTCGTCTTACCGCTCCCTGGGACTCCTACGATCAATGAATGCTTACAGAACTGCTTTACCGGAATCAATACAGTTTCTTCGGGTAGGGGGATGCCACGGAGCATGATTCGTCCAATGTCGACGCTTGCTGCGGCATCGTCGCGCCTGAGAGCAGATGGGCCTGTCTCCTTCCGGGAGTTCATAGTTCGAAATCCAGGGACACCTTCATCTGTCGGTATTGGCATGCGGAAAAAGGAACTGGCCTCGGCGGAGCCGACAAGCCTATGCAAGCGTCGAAATGGGGTCGGCGCATCTGGGCGGTCCCAAATCGCGTTATCACGAGTACGAGATGAGATATTGCAATGCTGGAACGCTATGGTCGCAGGTACAAATTCGTCTTTCTGGTCACTGCTCAAGAGCTCATAGTTGTATTCTCGCGAGGCGTTCCGCGCCATCGTCACAACGACGGCTTCGACCGCGGCCGCGCTGTTTGACAGAGCCCTGACACTTTGCAAAAACAAACTTCCTGTAGCGTACGCATTAAGACTAGAGCGAAAAGTCTCGAACGCAAGTTGGACGATCGGATCTGCCGGAGCCTCTAACATAGACGACTGACCAGCGATGTAGGCTTCGGCTGCAGGCACCTGGATCTTCTGATCGCGCTTCAACTTATCATAGTTAATTACCGCTTTCTTCAATACGTCCATTTCATAGTCAGTGAGGTTTGTCGGCACCAAGTTAATATCCAATACCAAGCCCGTTGCCTTCTGTTTCACCATCGTTTCACAGATAGCGATCATAGTGTTGATTTGTGGCGAAAACAGGAAGGGAACGTATATGTACTTCAGATCAGGAATCGGTGTCAGGGGCTTAAAGAGGACCTCCTTCTTTCTAACCTCACCGATGAAGGATGTTCCGCGGGCACCCTGAAGGACATCATTGATCTCGGCTTGATCGGTAACCAGTCGCGGGGGATGATATATGCCTCTATCCGTCGGGAAGATATACGGTATCAGTTGAGCTATGTGTCGAATTTGTGGATCATCTTGTTCTTGCGAGAAGGTACGGACAATAAACCCGAATTACGCAAGGGTTGACGGATTGGTTAGCATGAAAGTTGACGCGATCAGTGGAAATCCGCGAAAAATGGGGCTCCTCTTGTGGTATAAGGTTGTTGACAAACAAAACTCGTACCGCAAA